GGCCCGGACATCCTAAAGACTTAAACGGATTTACTTATATCTGTGGCCTTGACCCTGCAATGATCGGTGATACTGCAGCTATCTGCTACGCCGTTGACCGATCAACTAGCAAGAGGTACATAGTAGATGCTATTAAAATTAGCCGTCCGTCTCCAGCCGATATCCGTAATCTTATTTTTGATTGGACAGCCCTTTACTCTCCCTCAGAGTGGATCGTCGAAAAGAACGCCTTCCAGTCCTTCTTAACACAAGACGAAGGTATTCGTATGCACTTGGCTTCACGCGGAGTGCAGTTCAAAGAACACCATACCGGTTCTAACAAATGGGATGCCGGCTTCGGTGTGGCATCTATGTCTACCCTTTTCGGTACTAAGCAGTTTGATGGTAAGCACCATCGAGATAACTTAATACATCTGCCATCAGATCAAACTGAGAATATCAAGGCTTTGATTGAGCAGTTAATTACCTGGACTCCAACGACTAAGGGTAAGACCGATATGGTTATGGCTCTTTGGTTCTGTGAGATCCGAGCACGTGAGATGCTCAACTTCGGACAGTATGCCACCCACCATATGAAAAACCCATTCCTATCTCGGCACGAGCTAGGCAAGCGAACAGTCATTAACTTAGAAGAAGCGTTCGCAGATCAAAACAAAATGAGAATCATTTAGGAGATAACATTGTTATCAGTCAAAGAAATTGACGCGAAACTATCGCGGCTACGTACGCGCTCATCAGCGCGTGACCAACGTATGCGCGATGTGCTTTCGGTACGTCAAGGAGATATCTCTAAGGTATTTCCATCTATGTTCTCAGAGGACTATCCAAAGCCTCTAGTCGCCAACTTCATTGACGTAGCAGCACGTGACCTAGCAGAAGCAATGGCACCACTGCCATCCTTTAACTGCTCAGCAACTAATATGGTTTCCGATTCTGCCCGTAAAATGGCAGATACTCGTACCCGCATTGTTAATTTTTATGTAACTAACTCTGACTTGCAACTCCAGATGTACACCGCAGCCGACTGGTATAACACCTACGGTCTAGGTGTAGGTATGGTTGAGATGGATTACGACGATAACAATCCTCGTATCCGTATGCTTAACCCATTTGGTACATACCCAGAGCTAGATCGTTATGGTCGAGTTCTATCTATCACACAGGTTATTGTTACAGATGCAGAGACTCTAGCATCACAGTACCCAGAGTTCTACGATCAGATCCTAGGTCGCAATCAATACCAGTTGTCTTCACCGTATATCTCTATGGTTAAGTACCACGATAAAGATCAGGATCTGCTCTACCTACCAGAGCGTAAGAACCTAGTTCTATCTCAAACACCTAACGTATTAGGTAAAGCAATGGCATCTGTCATTATGCGTTCATCTCTTGATGGAGAAGCACGCGGTCAGTTTGATGATGTGCTATCTGTACAACTCGCTCGTGCTCGCTTTGCTATCTTGCAGATCCAAGCCGCTGAGAAATCTATCCAAGCACCTATTGCTATTCCACAAGATGTACAAGAACTCGCTCTTGGACCAGATGCGATTATGCGTTCTGCTAATCCGCAAGGCATCCGTCGTGTACCACTAGAACTACCTGCTGGAGTCTTTACAGAGTCCGGTGTACTAGAGCGTGAACTTCGTATGGGTGCTCGTTACCCAGAGTCTCGTTCAGGAAACATTGACGCTTCCGTTGTTACAGGTCGTGGTGTACAAGCACTGCAGGCTGGATTTGACACACAGATCAAGGCAGCACAAGCACAGTTTGCCCGTATGTTCCAAGAACTTGCTGCAATCTGCTTTGAAGCAGACGAGAAGATCTTTGGCGGAATCCCTAAGACTATTAAGGGATCTGATGATGGAACACCTTATGTACTCAAGTACACCCCATCTCGTGATATCAAGGGTGAATATGGCGTAGATGTCCGTTACGGAATTATGTCCGGTATGGATCCTAACCGCGCCATCATTGCTTTGCTACAAATGCGTTCCGACAAACTCGTATCGCGTGACTATGTACGTCGTGAGATCCCTATGGATCTTAACGTTACACAGGAGGAACAACGTGTTGACATTGAAGAAATGCGCGATTCTCTTCGCGTTGCTGTTGCTCAGTATGCTCAGGCAATTCCGGCTCTCGCGGCGCAAGGGCAAGACCCTTCACAGATTATCGGGCGTATCGCATCTGTTATCCAAGGTCGCCAAAAGGGACAAGCGTTAGAAAACGTTATCGAAAAAGCATTTGCACCAGAACCAGCACCAACCCCAGAGATGCCACCAATGGCACCAGGTATGGAACAACAGAATCCAGCAGCAGGTGTGGCCCCCGCCTCAGCCTCAGCGCAACCAATACAACCTCAAGGTGGTGCGGCCCCTGCTGCTGGTCAACGTCCAGATATAGCTCAACTACTAGCCGGCATCACCGGCGCAGCATAAGCAGAGGAGGTGTAAATATGAACAAAGGATCACGCGCAGCCGCACCAATGGCACAGCCAAAGGAAGGCAAGATGGATACTTCAAAGCCAAAAGGTGGCAAGGTATTCTTCGGAATGATGCCAGCAGGCCGTAAAGGTACAGCAGTAAAAAAGGGTTAATTATTATTTGGGAAGGTGTACTGGATTATGAGTAACAATAAAATACCACGTCCAGTACACCGTTCTGATTTCTTAGTAATCCTTGCAGGTTTCTTTCATAACCTAATGCAAACATTTGAAACACTCAGTTCAGAATTATTTGAATTATCTATTTATCACGCAAACCGTAAGACCGAAACTTCTCAGGCTTGGGAAGCAATGGCACAAGATTTAGAAACGTTAGGGGAAGACAAGTGACAACAGCACCAATGAATCCACTTGCTGGCCCTGCAGGTCCTGGAAAGTTCTCGACTCGTACCGATAATTTAGAAATGCCATCACAGTATTATGGCGAAGGCGTAGAGACAGCCGCTATTAAGTCCGGCGCTCCGCTTGCTTCAACACCAGATGTTAAGCCACAGTCAATAACTCCATTATTTGCAATGTCAGATGAAACTCGACCAATTACCGCCGGTCTAGATCGCGGTCCTGGTCCTGGATCAGAAGCGCTAATGATGGGTAAGTCCTCAGTTAAACTCTCAGATTCTTTAGTTGCATTACTTCCATATGATACTACTGGTGAGATAGCGGTCTTGTACCAAGAAGCATTAGCGCAAGGTAACTAATGGCTGATAACCTAAAAGCCGCAGCACTGGCTGCTAACTTACAGGGAGAGCAAAAGAAACAAGTTGACGATCTAGTCAAATCTCTTTTTGTCCACAAAGAATTATCTAATCTTCCTAAAGAAGTAGCTGCAGCACAGTATGCAAAACTGCCAACAGACCAACAAGCAGACCTTGTTAAAAAGTATGGAACAGAAGATCCAGCAACTAAGCCATCTCGTGGTTGGCTTGGAAGTGCTTGGCACTACACTGCCTCTTATAACCCAATAACACTTGCCTTTAAGGGCGCTATTGAATTGTCTGATGCAATGACTCGCGCTTACCGCGCTGTTGCCATTCCGCTATCTCAAGGCGAAATAGGTTTTGCTTGGGATAAAGCAAACGATAAAGGCGACAAAATTTTTAATGAAGGACGTATCGAAGACGCCAAAACAAAGTATGGACGCGACGCGGTAGATATTGCTATGCGTATCAAGGGTGGCGAAGATGTATCAAAGATATTTGCAACAGCAACCCCTGAACAACAGAAATATATTATGTTGGCAGATCCGCGAAACACAACTATTCCAGGTGTACAAAACCTAGAAAAAGAACGCGATCTGTTTAATGAAACACTTGGAGCAGTAGATCGAGCCAAATTCTCACCTGGTCGTCAGTTTGCAAATTTAATTCTTCCTGAAGCACTTGAAAAGAACGGATTAGCCTACGGATTAGTCTCCGGTTCAGCAGATGCCGCATATAGACTATTTGCAGATCCGCTTGTGGTTGCATCAAAACTACGTTCTTTGTATGTAGTAAGCAAGTACTCACTTGATGTCGTTACCAAGGGCGAAAAAGTAGCAGAGTATTTTGCTAATCCTAATGCTGCAAACTTTTGGAATGAATACGGAACTGCCTTGGCTAAATACACCGGACTTCAAAAGTCTAATAGCAAGGGAAAAGATTTAGTAGAAGCACGCGATACCCTTAAAAGATTAGCACCTGAGTTTGGTCAAGAAGTAATCAGAGTATTCCAAAAGGCTGAAATAGTAGACGCCAACACAGCAAAAGGTTTTTTACTAAACACAGAAGAAGCTGTTAATTTGCTAAAAGGATCTATTGGTCGTAAGCGCATTATTCTGCCACGTTTAGATGCAGCACGCAAAACACGTATAGCAATAGTTTCTGGTGCTGATAGGCTTATTAACATTGACAAATTTGCTCCTAGAATTATAGATGACTTATACGGTCAACTATCAGATACAGATGGAATCCGTAAAACACTTACGGAAGATGCAACAATTCTTGGCGAAAAAATAAAACAATCTAAAGACTTAAAAGAATTTGTACGTTTGCCATCTAGGGCAATCGGGATGCGCTTAGATAAGTTTAAGTCTAAGTTTAACATTGCTCCTATGTTCAAAGATGATGTATTTGATGTAACTGCATCAGATGCCTCAACACAGGTCTATCGCCTAGCCCGTCTTGTAATGACTAAAAATGATGCAAAAATGATTTCAGAAACCTTTGAAGCAGCAGCAGATGATATCGGTCTACGCAAAGAAATGGTTAAAGGCATCTGGGGAACTATCGCGGAAGCACGCGGTCTAAACCTTACAGAAGCCGGTCAAAAGATTGTTAACCAGACTATTACCAAAGGTGATTCTAAATTTTCGGTAGCAAACTTTGCTGATGACTTTCAAGATCTTGGCGCACTTCCATCTGACTATAATCCTTTTATGACTACGCCTAGTCTTGTAGATATTGATCGAGCAGCAGCACGCAGCGGTCTTATCAATAAGATGTTTGGTCAGGCCAATAAGCAGTGGGTAGATAATATGACCGGATACTGGTCATTCTTAACCCTTGCTGGTCCACGCTATGCTATCCGTAACGCATCTGAAGATCTAATGGTTCACCTTGCTATCGGTGGCAGCCCTTGGGGTCTTGCTAAAAGTCGTTATCTTTCTACTCGTGTTAACACAGCGCTAGAAGGCGCAAGAAAAACTGGCACTTGGTCAGATAATCCACTAGGTGGACTTCTTAGAATCCTTAATAAAAAAGAAGCAGCTAAGTTTGAGGCTCAAATTACAGCAGTTGATAATGCAATCGTTAAAGCACGCGATGAGATTAAACTTAAAAGAGAAGCAATGAAAATTACAACAGATCCTGCTGCTAAAGCATCTATCGCTGCAGAGATTGAAACACTTAAAGCATCCGTAGTAGGTGGCGCAGTAGGTCAAACTCGCCGCATTATGGCTACATCTCTTACATCTGGACGAGTTAATCGTCTTCGTGAAAGAATGGGTATGAGGCCGATGTTTGAAGATGAAGCAGAGATCCTTGCAGAGCATATTATCTACGGAAACTTAGATAACTCTATGTCTCTGGTATCTGAAGGTGCAAGTAACTTTGCTACCGGTGGAGACTTTATAACAAGATCTACTATTTTTACTCGCACACACGGGGTTCGTAGCGAGGCTCTTGTAATAAACGAACCAAAGGCCGTAAAGTATGGAATAGCAAAAGAAGGTCGTAATTACGAAGCAAGATCACTAGGCAATCAAGATGAAGCAGCGCTACTTACTTGGCTTATGCGTATTAACTACATTGCAAACGATAGACTTGGCGCTGTTGCTATAGCAAACCTTAGTAATACTGCAAAAGGCAAAGAAGAAGCAATTATTAAAATTATGCAATGGATGCAGGATAACCCATCTTTCCGCAAAGAAGCCCAACTTGCAGCAAAAGGTATTGACGAAAGACAGCACGCTGAGATTGTTTACAACAGAGCCAAAGAAGTATTTGAAAAGCGCGGAACTGCAGCAGGTGGCGACAAAGAAATTAACTTAGATCTTCTTAATAAGGTTCGTACCCAAAACGACCAAGGAGATAATATTATCTCTGGTCAGTTATCACTAGATGATGTTTCTAAATTAGACGACGCTGATATTCCAGCCTATGTTCTTGGACCACAGTTGGTTCCTATATCAGAGTCAGGCAATATAAGCGCTTCAGTGATATCAAAAGGGTGGACTTGGTTAGGTCTTGCTAACGCACGTATGTCTCGTCAACCTATGGTTTTTAATGAAATCATTAGCATCCGCAAACAAATGAAGAAGTCTGGCTTTGAAGATGCTTATATTAAGTCAGTTGTAAGCAAAGTTGACCAAGATAACCCAAAGAAGATTGCTACTGCTACAGAACGCGCAAAGCGCCAACTAGCAGAGATAGTCGAAGAACGTGCAGTATCGCAAACACTGCAATATGTGGATAACCCACTAGTTCGTACACAATTAGCATTTGGAGCGCGTAACTTCTCACGCTTCTACCGTGCTACTGAAGACTTCTATCGCCGTATGTCTCGTGTTGTTACCTATAACCCAATGGCTATTCGTAAAGCAGCGCTAACTTATGATGGAATTGCTCACAATGGTTGGATCCAAGAGGATGACCAAGGCGAAAAGTACTTTGTCTACCCTGGTATTGAACCTATTTACGCTGCAGTACGTGGTGCAATGACAGCAGTAGGTATTCCTGCTGACTTTAAGACACCATTTCCTGTGCAATTTGGAGCACAAGTCAAGATGCTCACTCCATCTTTGAACCAAGACTCTTTGATACCTACATTTTCTGGTCCACTTGCCGGTGTATCTATGAAAGTTATATCAAACCTAGTAGATGTTGCAGGCGCTCCTGGTGCTGCAGATTCAATTACTCAATTCACTATGGGTAAATATGCAGTTGACCGTTCATTTGTATCCGCTTTCTTACCAGCTCATATAAACCGTCTGTATGAAACTATGAGCACAGATGACCGCGACTCACAGTATGCAAGCGCGTGGCGTAAGGCAGTAACTTACTTAGAAGCCGGCGGTCACGGATTAAAGTACAAAGAAGACGCAGAAGGAAATGTTATTCCTCCTAGTATTCAGGAGCAAGAAGAGTACCGTCAGCGTGTTAAGAACACTGTATTAGGTATTCTTGGTACTCGATTTGTCTACGGATTCTTTGCTCCAGCATCACCATCTATACAGCTCAAGGCAGATATGGCTAATTGGATTAAGGATAATGGTAAGGCAAACTTCAAGCAGGCTTGGAATGGTTTACTAGATCAGTATCCTGGAGATTACGACGCAGCTATGACTAAGTGGGTGGAGTTATTTCCTAACCAAATCCCGTTTACTATCCCAGAATCTGAAAAGAAAACTGTTGCTGTCATTAAGTACGCAGAAGAGTCCGGTACTTTCGTAGAGGAAAATGCAGATCTATTTAAGCGTTATCCGCAAGGGGCAGCGTTTTTAATTCCTCACAAGTCAGGCTTTTCTTTTGATGCCTACAAGACTATGAAGGATATGGGTCTAAAATATAACAAGCGTGTAGATGACTACCTAAAAGAAGTACAAACAGCAGCAGATCTACAGACCTATTACAGCAAGAAGAACGAATACGAAGTTTCTTTGACAACTAAGGTTACAGACTTTGAGCGTTCTATGGCTCGTGATGAATTTCAGTCTTGGGCTAAAGTATTCAAAGCAGGGCGACCATTGGTTCAAGAAGAACTAGCAGAAGGTGGCAAAAAGGCTATCGCTCGTATTGCGGCTATTGATGATCTACGCAAGATGCTCAACGATAAGACTGTAACTACACGAGG